CAGGCAAGGGTTGGCGATAACTCTGGTGCTGCATCTTCATCTATCACAAAGTTAGTACTATTAATTTGTACAAATTGGCGTGATAAGAAGAACTTACCTGTAGAAGGTGTTAGACCACAGAAGGTCGTGATGTCTTTCCAAACTGGAAGAGCCCACAACTTGATGCGGAATAAACAGTCATCTCCATTAATCAGGATCTTCGCGTACTTTAACAATACGTGTTTACCCTGACCAATCTCGATGGCCCATCTACAGAGTGCAGCATTAATAATGCACAGAATTGGGAATGACACAACCGAACCCATCAATTGACCCCACAACTGCTTCGCACGTCGGGTACCATTCTTTGACTTCAATAGTATTGTGTAGCCTGTCAATGCCTCAATGAATAATTCTTTAATATCATTGGGAATCTCACAGATTTCACATATACGCCGTACTACAATTTCCGAGCACCAAGGTGCAAGGTTATCAGTAGCAGCGGAGTAGTCACCAGAAAGGTATCCTTCATCCTCAGGCAGTTTCCGACCTAATGTATCCAAGATTTTCCATGGATCCACGGTCTCACCTATCAATTGAAAGGCTGGATGGTTTTTAAGTGTCGTCCAGAGGAACTTCTGGACAGGTTGTAGGAGGAATGTTCTCTCAGCGTTGCCCTTGGTAATCGTCCTTACTTTTAAGGCTTCAGCAAGTGGAACAATTTGCGCATCATTCGGAAATTTCTCAGGATTGAGAGATAACTGAAGACGTAAATTGTCATAAAACTCACGGAAATTGGTTTCCAATCTCTTAACATCGTACATCGCAATATTGTCATAATAACGATATATATCATTCTTGATATATTCATCATTGACTTTATTGGGTTGTTCAATATTGATAAGACTTGGTCCCAATTCCGCATAACCTGCAGTGGAAAAGCCGGAAATCTTAATTCTATTTTGAATAGTCTTAAGTGAACCGCCTCTATCTCTACTGGCAAGTGAGTTTGCAGATGTGCTAGGAACATGCACAAATGCTCTAGATTGCTGGAAGTCTCTATACGAGTAATTACCAAATAATTCATCGACAGTTCGCTCAAGCTCTCTCTTCACAGAGGCTCGACTGAGTACGTCATCCACTTTATTGTCAATTACATCCGCCCAATCACGATGTGCTAACTCGAGGGATC